AAATCTTCTTTCTTGATCTGAGTATTTTTAGGCAATTCAACATAGACTTTCTGACCAACCGAATAATCTGTTCGACCAAACACAACTATTTCCAGTTTAAAGGCTTCGGCTTGTGTCATTAAACTAGTTCGCTTTTGAAGACTCTTTGAATTCGTGACATCATCAAAACCATCGAAGTTGTTATAATACCGATGATCTTGAATTAAAGTGGCCCTCGGTCGATTGATGGCATTCGATGACCAAAGCGGGTGTTCATTCAAGTGTTTTGTTTCAGAGAAATTTGGTTGATACTGAACATGCATGTATTGTTTAGTCAATAGATCGAATGCGATCATCTCTGATCCATACATACCCGACTTCAATCTTTCTAGATAGTTGAAAACCTCTGGTGTTCGAATCTCCAGAATGCGCTGGTAATCCTTATCTAAGTCTCGTGTAGCACCCTTCATCTCGGCTGTATAATTGTCCCAGATGAACTTCTGGAAGACCGGATTATCACTGCTGTAAAGAGTATCTAGTGAAGCAAAGTTCAAACCATATTTGTTTTCAAAGAACGTATATGTTGGCGAATCATTTATATTCAGGGCGTTGTCACAAAGATACTGTAAGTTTCTGGTGATCGACCAGAAGTTTGAAACATATTTCGTTACATTCTTGGTTTCTTCAATATTCAGCGGTTTCTTTGTCTCAAGATCATCGGTGAGAATCTTTGCCACGATATCAGAAATCTTACCAGAATAGGCCTTTGACAACTTCTTGTTCACATCAATAATACATTCTTTTGATGTGAAATGCAGAACATAAGCAAGCTCCCTTTCAGCCAGACGAACTCGATCGTCCATCTTGTAGATATAGAATTCACCTCGATATGAGTCTTTTGCTGGTATGGTTGGGGTTCCAATATCTATTCTGACAATCTCCTCTCCTACTAATGGTAAAAGATTAGTCAACTCTTGAGAATCACGAATGACCATCTTTCCAGTTACAAATGGAGAGAATAAATCTTCGTAGATTTCAATCGTTGCAACCTGTGGAGTGATAGTAACAGCAAAACCCGACGTCGTGATAATCGTTATATCACGAATCTGAACATCACCAGCAAAAGATAGTTTTTCGACAGCTGCCATACTAGATTAGATCATTGAATTGAATTAGAATTTTGTTTAAGAGATTTGGTGAGATAATCTTAATTCGTCTCTTGCTCTCATTTACTTGTTGCTCATGATCATAATTGCTAATGGGTGTTGATCCAGGTTCTGTTGAATTAACAATGTAACCATCAGAGTTGATGTGATATCTAGTTGCATACATTTGATCACCATACTTATCTTTAATATATGTCTCAAGCTGGTCGGTTGGCATTGGCCAATCTTCCAGATAGTTAAACCGCTGATTAGCGATCACGATGATCCAATGGTACAACGGAGAGCCATAAATCTTGTTTGAGATAATCTCTGGAGTCTCACCATCCATGATATCATATTCATCATAGAGAGTAATGCTATCAAGAATGGATGAAACGACTCTGATATTTTGAGTGATATCGGTTACGGTTCGGAGAACCTTCTTTCCACCGATTTCATATTCATAATAGATTGCTGGAAAATTTTGAAAGTACATGACTCCCTCTTAATTTAGATGTTCCGAATGAGAAAGAACCATGTGTCTATTTAAATGAATTTCATGTTTACCAAAATATCTTTGCAACATTTCATCTTTATTATCTGGAGTCACAGGATGCTTATTCCTGTTTTCATCGATATAATAAACATGCTTATTGTCCAAATGCGCTTTATCAATCAGTCTAGACCACATATCACGCCCAGTTATAAACTGTTGATCGCTAGATCGTAATGGCAATGGCTGTGTTTTCCAATGATCATAGATAAAGTTTGTGGCAAAATTCTTTGCTAAAACATTTGTAGATTTCACTCTATCAACTTGAGATTGTTCTATGTGATTGAATGGAACGTCTGATGTTTTTTCATTATGATATATTACAGATCGATAAAGCGTTTGTCTAGTGTTGTGATCATTAACATTGAATTCGGTTCTATTATGATCAATGTGTGCATGAAGTTTAATGCCAGTCGACAGCTGTTTGACAATTGGGTGTTCACTAGTTCTATCAAAATTTTGCGAAGAAAATTTTGGATTATTGTGAATCATTGAATATGGATTGCCGATATTCAATGCCATTTCATTTAAAAAAACATTAAATGTTTTCATGATTGTCTCGCGAATAGTCGTTTACCAGAACAATCTGCTATAGAAAGTGATTGAAGTTCATTGTCAGTGATCGTATAGCTAATAGATAGCCCATTATTAACACAACCCACCATCTCATCAAAATTTCTAAACCAAATGTTTGTTCTTAATGCATCTATAATCTGCTGATTATATTGTTTATTTTGCAAAATGTCTTTAGGGCAGTATTCATTAGCATAAACCCAAAACTCTTTAGTCATTGCATCAAACATGGGAATACAGCCAATAATCTGCTGAATAGTAATCCCACCAATAAGTATATAATCCTCCATTCTCAATACCCATCCGCAATAGCTTGTTTGTGTAGTAGAGCAAGTTCTTTGAATTGAAGCTGAACATTGATCTGAGTTGGCATACCATCTTCAAATGTTGATAGAATACCCATTGGTGTGTAACTAATATTCATATCTGTCAATACACACGATGTGTGTCGATGAATGTTCATATTCTCTTGACCGTTTTGATAATAGTAGATATCAAACTCAGAGGGGTATGTATACAAGAAGTTGCTGGCATCTTTGAACTCAGGGTGCATGTGCAACTTGAATGTCTTGATAATCGCTTGAACTTTCTGGGCTTCTCCCTTGGATCTAGGAAAGAACTGATAGTTGAATGAGAATGTTCTGAAATCAACATTACGGAACAACTGTTCTTTCTTTGGGTTGGCGGCAGTTCCAGACACCTTACCAACAAACTCACCAATGCCTTGGGTTTGAAGACCTCGCCCAACAAAGTAGTTGATGCCAGCATCACCAGCATTACCAATATCTGTAGCTGATTGACTAATATTGCCCTTAGTCAATTCACTGACTGCATTTGACATACTATCAGAAACTGTAGCGGCAGCAATCATACCAGCCATATCAGTTTCTGACCAATTTGCACTATATCTGATACCCAAGTCCGTTGGAACATGGAGTGCGATTGCCGATTCCATTCGTTTGTACTTATTAGCAACCCCACTAAGAGCACCAATAGCAGCACCAGTAACAAGTGCACCAGTACCAAAATTAGCACCAATTTGAGCTGCACCTTTCTTTATTGGATTCCTAATTGTATCAATATCAACGCCAACAATCTTCTGAACAATATCTTTACCAGATGTGCCAATCATGGACCTTGCAACATTGGTACCACCAAAAGCACCTGCAATACCAGCTGCCCCAATGACTTCACCCGATGTGAATCTACCAGAAACTTCCCCTCGCAAGTTTGGTGGTATCTGGTCATTTGCAACACGATTCTTAGCGGCCTCAGACCCTTTAAACAAGTACGAATCTTCATGGACATTGATATAGAAAATAACATAGTTCCCACCATATTGATTATTGGTAGAACTCATTAGATCATCTGGGTACATGAGATTCTTAATAGTATAAGAATCAGATTGGAACCAAGTGGGGGAACCTAGTTCGCCGGATCTTGGTTTAAAATTGTAGAGGGGATTCTCGCCAGTTGCCATGATGGAATTCTTCTATAGGACATTTGTTAGTTCTATTTATCCTGTCTTATGAAGAGTTGGCTGTATCGGGTTTGGTTCTTTTCTTGTTTTAGAATCCCTTTAATGGATCTAATCTAGATTGTTTCCAGATAGTTTCTAATTAGTTACTAGATTCTTTTATGGATATGTTTCACAGAGAACCATTATAACATCAGTTGTAAACCTTGTAAAATCAAATTGACAAAAAGATGAATAAATAGATTAACTGATTTGATGGGACAAATTAAATGAAAAGATTTAAAGAATACCTCGCCGAAATGTTCTTGCTTGAAGGCAAGATCGATGACTTGAAAGCCCAGAATCCCGGCTTACATAGGGAGATTGACCAATATGCAGTCGCTGACCCAACCAGCACCAAGAAATTCGTGCCTTGGTTGGTCAGCCAACATAAGAAGGGTAATGTCACCCCAGACCATCCAGACCTTCACCAGGTACTTGGAAACTACGACAAGTATAGGAACATACATGGTATCAAGGATCACGCCTCTAAGACGTTCCAAGAAGTGCATAGCACAATTATGCCGTTAATTGGCACCGGTAGCACAAAGGGTGAAATTGCTGAACGAGGTCATGTCAAGATCCATGACTCCGGTGATATCCAGGCATACCATGTTGCTAACAAGGAGGCTAGCCAGAAATTTTATGGCGGCGGTCCAGAAGCCGGTCCGACCAATACAACATGGTGTGTAAGTGCTCGTAGTAATAGATGCTTATATGAAAAATCGCCTTATGGAAAACTATACACAATTCATGTTAAGGGTGATTCGAATTCACCCTATGCAGTTCATCCAGGGCATGAGAAAAAAATATCAGGGTCAATAACTAATCGACATAATGATGATGATAATGATATTGATGATGAACTTAAATCTAATCCAAAAATTGCCAAACTTAAACCTGCTATTGATGCCATTAGAAAACATTATGAACCCATTAAAAAACAGCATGAAGCATATGTTCACAGATTAGCAAATGATCATGATCTTACTAAAGATGAAATTGATCATGCTATGAATGACGAAAAATATCAAAGACATTTATTAAAAAATCCTAATGCTCATATCGTTTTAACAGCATTAAATCATCCTAAAGTTGATTATGAAACAACTTGGAAAGCTGCTCAACATCAAGATCCTCAAGTTGCTTTAGCAGCATTAAATCATCGTAAAGCTGATAGATATACAACTCATTATGCGGCTAGGCATGCTGATGCTCAAGTTGCTTTAGCAGCATTAAATCATCCTAAAGCAACTGGTGCTACAACTAGACTTGCCGTGCAACATACCAATCTTCAGGTTGCTTTAGCAGCATTAAATCATCCTAAAGCAAATAGTAATACAATTTGGGTTGCCGCTAGACATGACAATCCACAAGTTCGTGCTAGAGCTCAAGAATTAACGAATAAAATGAAATGACCAAGTATCATCAGGGTAGATACACACCAATCAATAAAGATAAGTATAAGGGCGATATCACAAATATCATCTGGCGCTCATCTTGGGAGTTTAGGTTTCTCCGATGGTGTGATACCAATCCTTCAGTACTAGAATACTCATCAGAAGAGACCATCATACCTTACCGATGTGGTACTGATGGAAAAATCCATAGATACTTCTGTGATTTTCGAATCAAGGTCAAAACATCAAATGGTGACATTAGAACATATCTGGTAGAAGTTAAGCCATATAAAGAAACTCTACCACCAAAGACACAAGGCAAAAAGACTCGCCGGTATCTTCAGGAATCTTTCACATACATAAAGAATCAATCAAAGTGGGAAGCAGCTCGGCAGTATTGTGCTGATCGTAATTGGCATTTCATTATCATTACAGAGAAAGAACTAGGACTATGAGTACATACGCTCAAATTTTTAACAAGAACCAATATGAACTAGAGAAAATGGTGCGTCAGTCTCAGTCTTGGTTTGAACAAGAGGCCCGCCTAATTAAGTCTCAGGGTCGTGTTCAGGCTTATTACCTAATGCGTACCGGAGCCTCCCAGAATCGCCCAGTTGTCACACCAGGTGAGATGTATATGTTCTATTATGACGCAAAACATAAGGACACCCTGCCTTACTGGGATAGGTTCCCGTTAGTCTTTCCTTTTTCTAAAGTAAAGGACGGCTTCTTGGGCCTTAACCTTCATTATCTACCGTATCATCTTAGAGCAAAACTCTTGGATGCTCTTATGGATTTTAGATCAGATAAAAGACTTGATGAAAAGAGTAAGCTTGAATTTTCTTGGAAGACTATTGGTGCCGCTGCAAAATATTCTCCAGCAAAAGCCTGTGTGAAGCACTATCTTGATGCTCATGTTAAATCTCAGTTTAAGAAAGTGGATGGCAACAATTGGGCTACAGCAATCCTTCTTCCAGTCAGTCAGTTTCAGGGTGCCCGTGAACAACAAGTCTGGCAAGATTCAATGAACAAAATTTAAGGTTAATTCAAATGTTAAATGAATTCATTTCAAAAGTTAAAAGCACTGGATTAGCCAAGACTAATCGATATCGAGTAACTATTGCAACACCGGCTTTGATGACTGGATTTATGAACTCGGGTCGATTAATCACTCTGTTCTGTGAATCAACTTCACTACCGGGACAAGTCGTTGCGACTACAGAACAAAGAATTATGGGAGAAACACGTGAATTTCCATATTCAAAAATGTTTGATAATATCACACTGTCTTTCTACATCGATAATAACTTTGAGGTCAAAGCATTCTTTGACAATTGGTTAAATTACATCTCAAACACTCAAAATAAGATTACATATTATTACAAAGACTATATTGCCCCAACAGTATTAATCGAAGTCTTGCCGATGGATTCAGAAGTTTCAATGTATTCGATAACTCTGCATGAAGCATATCCAAAAGCTACTTCTTCAATTCAATTATCAGCCGATTCAAGAGACGTTGCTAAAATTGGTGTCAACTTAAATTATAAATACTATACAACATCTCATACAAATCCAAAACAATTCGATATCGCCCAATTAACAACAACTCAACCAGATTTATATGAAACGATGTTAACTGTTAAAGATCCAGATACAAATAGGTTCATTAATGAGCTATTAGGCAGATGAAATGAAAAAACTAGATAATGTATTCGATATAGAACCGTTTGATAGGACTGAAATCATTAGTCAGTCTGGTGATGTGATTGTACCCGATCAAGGTAGTACTGATAAGAATATCGAATATGACTATGAGAAAACTAGATCGAACTTGCACAGTCTTTTGCAGCAAGGTCAGGATGCACTTTATCATGCTCTTGAAGTCGCCAAGCAAGCCGAATCACCCCGACACTTTGAGGTCGTTTCGGCAATGATTAAGAATTTGGCCGACATCAATCATCAATTGCTGGATCTATCAGACAAGAGAAAAAAGATGGGATCTGATACCAAGAAACAAGACTCATCTGGTCCTCAACAAGTTACCAACAATGCTATATTTGTCGGTTCAACAGCCGACTTGAATAAAATGCTACAGAATATCAGAGGTGAAAAGAATGGCTCTACCTAAGAATAACCTTCCCGTTTATACACTAACAATCCCATCAACAAAGAAACAGCTAAAGTATCGGCCATTTGTTGTTAAAGATGAAAAAGCTTTACTGATCGCTCAGCAGTCAAAAGATGAGCAAGTGATGTTAGATACTCTTAAACAGATTATCCAATCATGCTCTGAATCTAACATCGAAGTTGAATCTTTAGCCACTTTTGATGTTGAATACATCTTTACTCAACTTCGCGCGGTTTCGGTTGGAGAAATCGTATCTTTGATTTTCCGTTGTGATACGTGTGAAGATCCTAATGCTAAGGCCCCGGTCGACATTGACTTGCAAAAACTTAAAGTATTCGTTCCTGAAAATCACTCGACAAAAATCC